TCAGAGCGTTTATTTACAGGTCAATTTACTAGATGAACAATATCTATTGAGCTTCAAGATGGCTTCTTATTTAGCATTCCATATAGAAAAAATTGAAGAATGTTTATTGATGATACAGCTGCCTTTACAGAAGCTGAAATAGAGGAACTTAGCCAAGTAACTGGAGGCATAGAAATAAGCAACTCTATAAATGAGTCTGGTGAAATAGAAGATATTGAAATTATACAAACAAAAAAGTAATAATTAAAGCAAATCATTTGCTAAATTAATTGATATTTAGGACTATACCTAACAAATTTTAAGGAGAATAAAAGAAAAATGCCTAATGTAATAATAAATGAATATGATCTTTCTACAACTGGCATACCTGTTTATGCTAACTTTTCAGTAGTTGTTCCAGGTTTTGTTAAAGATGGAAAGGGTAAATATGATGATGACACATCTGTATTTGATGAAAATGGCGTATATGAGTGCAAGACACAAGCTGATTTCGAAGCTTATATAGGCAAATTTAATAAAGAGTACGGTGCAGCAGCGCCTACATTATACACTGATGCTGTTTGGACAAGAGAACAAACTGAATTAAGTGAAGATGAGCCAGCTCTAATTAAAAAAGCTCAAAATGCTTTTGATGCTGGAACACTTTATATAGCAACAGAAAATACAGATCCTATAGGCTATTTACATGATGGACAATATGCATATACAAAAGCAACTGAAAAACCAACTGGACAGGAAAGTATCAGTGAGCTATACAGTATCATTAAAGCTGGAGACGAAGGAAGAAATGGTTCTGTTCATTATGGCAACCAAATAGCATATGAACTTTTAGGGTTAGGCTATACTGTATTATATAAAAAATTAACTGACATTAGCGAGTTGACAGATAAAGATAGTGCAGTTGCATTTTTTGCACCATTAAAAGATAAATCAATTTATAGTTTTAGATACGTGCTAACAGGTTTATTAAGTGGTAATATAAATGCTAATAATGCTATTTCTAAACTAGCTACATATGAAAATAATGCTGATTATACTAAATCTGGCCGTGGTGATATTATTGCTTTATTAGATGTAGACAAAAATACTTACATAAGTGGTGCTACAGCAACAACTATAATTGACAATATAAATAGCTTTGTAAATAGTTGCTCTGATAGTGATAAGTTTAGTGCATTTTTCGCACCATATGTAAGTTTAAATATTGTAGATACTGCTTATAATAACACAGTGCTACCTGGTTCTTTCTACTATTTAGCTTGTGCTGCTAATGCTTTTGGAAACTTAGGCTATAATGAATGGTGGCCAGTTGCTGGTTATGAAAGAGGCGTAAGCAAATATACTGTATTAGGAACAGGCTATACTTTTGGTGAATTAGCTGCTGACATATTACAACCAAGACATAAACCAGATACAGAACAAGGCGGCGCTAAAAAAGCTGTAAACTTAATTATTAAATCACATGGTAGCTATTACTTATATGGCAATAGAACAGCTAACGCTTTAGAAGCTGAATTAAAGTTTAGTGATTTCTTAAATATTAGACAACTATTAGCTACATTAAAGAAGCAAACTTATTATGCAAGTAAGAAGTTTACATTTGATCCAAATAGTTCTTTACTATGGATTAAGTTCTGTGATGCAATAGAGCCAGTATTAAAGAGAATGAAAGCTGATGAAGGTGTTGAAGATTACAAGTTTGTAAGAATTAATACAAAAGTTAAAGCAACAATGAAAGGCTTAATCAGAATTGTGCCAATTGAAGGTGTTGAAGACTTTAAGATTGGTATCAATATGGAAGACTCAATTAAGGGTGTTGCTGTAAATATTGATGAGTTAGAATAGGTAAAGGAGAATAAAAACAATGAGTTTAAACGGATTAAATGTCGATCATATTAGTGCAAATCTTGCTGCTTATGAATCAGCTAGAACAGGTTTCTTCCTATTCACAGTAAGTCAAGAAGAACTAGGAAATTTATTAAGACCTACATATACAGGAGATCCATCTGCTGCTACAGATGCTAATAAATATGCTGCATCAGAAGCTTATGAAGATATTAAGCTAGCAGTTACTAAAACAGATGTTCCACACTATGAAGTAGGTATATTAGAATACAGACGTGGTAATGATGTTATTAAATTTGCAGGTGTTCCTACATTTAATGCAGGTTCATTAGTAGTAGATGACTATGTTGGATTAGATACAAAATCATTACTTATGGCTTGGTTACGTCTTGCATATGACCCATATACACGTAAGGGCGGTAGAATGAAAGACTACAAAAAAACTTGCCACTTAATTGAGTATACACAAGATTACGAAGAAATTAGACGTTGGGATCTTGAAGGATGCTTCATAAGTCAATTAAGTGAAGATGCTTTTGATAGAGCTTCTGATGGTAAGCGTCAAATAACAGCTACACTTCAATATGATAGAGCTGTTATGGTTATGCCAGAGCAAATCGAAGGCTAATTGATATTAAGATTATAATTAAAAATATCTATGTATAAAGCATAGATATTTTTTTATGTTTAAAAATAAATTTATTAAATCTATTTTTAATTATTTGCTAAATTAAGTAGTTAGAAAAAATGCTTAGTAAAAGGAATATAATAGCATGGGAAGAAAAAAATGTGACAGAAGCGACAAAGTGATGCAATCACTGGAGCTAACTAGACCACTTAAACAGCGTTTAGAAAGCTTGGCAAAGGAAAGGCAAAAAACAGTATCTGCTTTAATGCGCGAGATACTTGAAGACTATTTAGAAAATAGACAATATACAAAGTAAAAAGGAATATAATATGGAAATGGAAAGACAACAAAATTACACAATTGCTGAGGGCTATGAATTGCCTTCAAAGGGACTTATTTATGATGTGCCAGTTGATAGTCACGTAGAGCTAAGAAGCATGACAGCAAGAGACGAAATGAAAAGAACCGGTCCATCTACAATGCCATACAAATTATTAGCAGATATTATTGAAGGCTGCATGATAGAAAAACCTAGAGTTCATGTATATGATATGGCAATATCTGACTATGAATTTTTATTGCATAAGCTAAGAATAGTCTCATATGGAGACCTTTATAAAATGTCAGCTATTTGCACTAATTGTGGCTCAATAATAGAAGGTGAGGCACACCTTGAAGACTTGGCACTAAAAGAAATAGACATTGACGAATATAATAAGCTAAAGCAATTAACTTTACCTAGAAGTGGACATCTAGTAACACTAAAAGGACAAACACCAAGAATGCTAGATGAACAAGCACTTAAAGTTAAGGAATATAAAGCTAGATTTAAAGATGCGGATGTTGACTTTGAACCATTAGCCTTATTACTACAAGTAATTGATTTGGTAGATGGTGAGAAACTAAACTCAAGCAAACTAGAAACTTTCATTAATAACTTACCTGCAGTTGATATGTTAAAAATAGTAAATACTGTAGATAAGCTTAATAAGAGCTTTGGTTTAGACACGGCTATTACTTTAACTTGCAGCAATTGTGGCGAAGAATTTAATACCTTTTTTCGCTTCGGGCCCGAGTTTTTTAGACCCACAAATATCTAAAGATGGCAAAGCATATGGGCCAAAGCGATATAGAGAAATTCTAAAAGAATGCTGATTTATAAGTGATAATCTGCATATGAGCTATACTGATGTGCTAGATATATCATACCAAGAAAGAGTTTATTTAATAGATGAAATAAATAAAAAATTTGAAGAAAGCAATAAACGTATAGAGCAAATAAAACAGCAAAATAAAAAAGATTAATAGAGGTTAATAATGGCAGATAATACTACAGATACTTTAGCAAACCTTACGGCTAAGCTACATGAGTTTGAGGCACTACAAAAAGAAGCAACTGAAGAAGTTGCTCAGTTTGAGCTTGACAAAAAAGTAGATGTAGTAAATAAACAGCTTAAAGTAGAAAAAGACTACATTAAAAAGCAACAAAAACAAAGAAAAAAGCTATTAGATGATCTAGAAAAGGCAGAGACTGAAAAGGATAAGGCAAGATTAAAGAGAAAGCTAGATAACTTGAATGCTGAAGCAAAAGCTGCGGCTGAAAACATTGAAAAAGCAGCAAACCTGCAAAAAAAACTAGATAATCTAAAAGAACGTGGCTTAGATGGTAAGCTTTCAAAGGCTAAAGCCTATATAGATACCTATGGTGCAAAAGATTCTTTAGCTATAGGATTAACTTCTTTAGTTAATAGTATAGCTAATATGTCTCAGCAAATGATGAGTAAGGCTGACCAAATAGCTCAATATCAATCTGCTATTGATACTCGTTTATATGGGTCTTCTACTAATAAAACATTTATGGGTTCTTATTTTAGAAGTCTTAGTAAAGATGTCACTGGTTTAGCTGGTATATCACCACTTATCTCGCAAGAAAACTTTATGAGTAATATTGCTACTATGGTTAGTAGAGGTATTGCTTTTAATATTGAGCAAAGAGCTGCAATGGAAACTTTAAAGGATAAAATTGCAACTACTTTTAGTTCTTTCGATTCCAGCTTAATTAAGTTAATTCGTATACAACAAGCTGATACTACTGCTGGCCGTTTAGGTATGGAAGCAGCACTTAATGAATTCTTAAATAGCATGTATTCTACTACGGAGTATATGACAGATGCTGCATCTGATATTAGGTCAAGTATTTATGAGGCTTCTGCTCTAATGGGTGCAACACAAGCAACAGCATTTGAGTTCCAAGTTCAGAAATGAATGGGCTCTATGTATTCTGTAGGTATGTCTAGAGAAGGTATACAAGGAATTGCTAGTGCTTTAGGTAAGCTATCTGCTGGCGATATTTCAGGATTAACTGGTGGTGGAGCATCTAACTTACTAATAATGGCAGCTAATAAAGCAGGCTTATCAATAGGTGATATTTTAAATAATAGTTTAAATGCAGAAAATACAAATAAACTATTAGCAGGTGTTGTAAGCTATTTAGGCGAATTAGGTAGTTCATCAAGCAGCCTAGTTACTCGTCAACAATTAGCTAGAGTTTTTGGCTTATCTGCATCTGACTTAAAAGCTATTAGTAATTTGAGTGAAGCTCAAATTGCTGGCACTACAGAAACTACTGGTAATTATGGTGGTTTTGTTAATAACTTATACAAAATGGCTGGTAGTATGTATGGCAGAACAAGTATTGGTGAGCTAATGAAGACTGCTAAAGATAATTTTAGTTATACTATTGCGGCAGGTCTTGCTAATAATCCGGCGTTATATGCTACAATGATGGCAGCAAATATGTTGCAAGATTTAGTTGGTGGTATAGCAATACCTACAGTATATGCTTTAGGAAGTGGCGTTGACTTAAAAACAACCGTTGCTCAAATAATGCAAACAGGTGCTATGAGCGCAAGTTTATTACAAGGCGTAGCAACTATGTTGGGCGCTGGCACAGGTGGTGCTGGACTTGGTGGTGTTTCTGGAAGACAAATTCTTAATGCATTAGGTCTTACAGGTGGCTCTATGACTACGCTTGGTATGGGCACATCTGGTAGTGTTTATATAGGTGGCGGTGGAAGTGAAGTAGAACAAGCTGCTCTTGGTAGTGCTGAAGATAAAAAGCTAGAAATATCTAGTGAAAACCCAGACAAAGCAGATGTTACAGCAGCAACTATCAATGACAGTATATGGGCTGTGCATACATTAATTTCTCAATTTATGGGAGAGATAAAGGGCTATCAACAGACTGGTTTTAAAATTACACAATACTAGTATCAGAGGTATTTATAATGTTTAAGTTTAATAGTAATCATATAATAACTGGCTACATAAAACAAAAGCTTCATTCTTTTAATTTACCTAAAGTTAGAGTTTATGTAGAAGGAGAACCAATTATTAAAACATTAGCATATGATGAGGTAGGTAAAAATCCTACTAACAATGAAGTGCTAATGTATGTGCCATATATTAAAAATGGACGCATTGAAGAATATAGGCTAACAGACAAAGAAACTGATAAATGAGAATGAGTGCCAAAAGGTTGAAGTAGCAAGAAGCTACCAATACATGAGCACTTTTATGAGTATGGCGAGTATGTTCCAAACTATACTAAAAACTTAGAAATAAAAAATAATATCTATGATTCATATACGCATGAATATTTAGGAGATTATTTACGTTTTCAAAGAGATTACAACTATATAGATTTAATGCCATTATATAATTGTTTTAGTAATAGAATATGTAGTGGTATAGCTACTGAAATACTTAATAAAGATAATCAAGTTATTAGCACTTTTGATGGCAGCGACTCAAGATATAAAATTTATATGCTACCTGTAAAGCTATTTAAAGAATATACAATAGCTATCGACTCAAGCTTTGGGCTTGAGATTTGCTGTGGTATTTATGGTAAATATCAAGGGACTAATCCAGCTTTAAGCAGCTTGCCATCTACTACATATGTGAGAATAAATAGTGCTAACTTTAATACACCATTTATTTATGATAAGTTAACAAAAATTACAGATGAAGTTATTTTAAATAACTTAGCACAAAATGAGCTAAATCTAAAGCTATTCATAAAGGTGCCTGTTGCAGTAAACTCAAGCATAACTATTTTAGAAGGAAATTACTTAGCTTGAAATGATACAATAAATAAGTCAGAAGAAGACAGAAACTATTATTCATTAAAAAACTATTCTATAAATAACTTAGATATTAGACAATCTGATGCAAAATCAACTGAGCTTTATTTAGCAGAAGATGGTGCTTATAAGCACATAACTTCATTACAACTATTGAAGATGAATACAACAGAAAGCTATCCATTTGCTGATAGATTGCTTGAATATTTAATTGGAAATGCTATTACACCACTTGATAATCTGCCAGATAATATTGAAAGAGCTCAAAAAGTTTTAGCTTTAAATAATATACTAAAAAGCTCATATAAAGGCATTTGGAGCAACACTATAAGACCTGTACTATATAACTACATGAACACATCACAAGTAAACAATACTAATGCTGCAAATCATGACGTTTTAGGCTATATAGATAAAGATATTGAAACTTTATTTAAAAATAGAGATTCAGCTAATAACTGACATACAATAGCTAATGAAAACTTATATCCAGATATATACAAAAGTGACAAAGGAGGTAACTAATGGAAAGAATTTATCCGCTTCCTGATAATTATTTATACATATCACATCTAGATGAAGACTTAAAATATTGAGTAATACCTATGTATCCAGATACTATATCTGATTCTATGGGGTCTACATTTAATTCTACTACTGCATTAGGTAGATCAGCACCAGTTTATACATTTAGCAATGCTGGACCTAGAACTGTCCAAATAACTATCAAATTACATAGAGACATGATGGATGATGTAAATGTAGATAATACAAGTGTTAAACTTGCTGCTGGTGAAGACTATATTGATAATTTAATAAATGCTTTAAGAGCAGTTGTAGTACCTAAATATAATTTAAGTAATAAAGCAGTTGAACCACCTTTAGTAGCTTTAAGACTTGGAGAAGAAGTTTTTGTAAAAGGTGTAGTAAATAATAGTATAGGATTAACGTTTGAAAAACCTATATTGTCAAATAATAAATATGCACAAGTTTCATTACAATTAACAATTTCAGAAGTGGACCCATATGACGCAACAGAGGTTTATAAATCTGGCGGATTTAGAGGGATAGTAAAAACGCTTAGAAATGGTATGAATTATGCTTAATGGGCTTATAAGGAGACGAGAGGACTAATATGGACGTATTAACTAATAAACGATATAACAGTTTTGATTACATATGCCGTTATACAGGCGTGCCTTACTACTATAATACAGAATCTCAAAAAGATATTTATGGCATTGGACAGAACTTAAATAAAGATACACCTTGGGTTGCTCACAAAGTAGTTCAAGAAGATACTTTAGATAGCCTTGCCCTAAAATATTATAATAATCCTACATATTGGTGAATTATTGCATATTTTAATGATATACAAGATTCTCTTGAGCCACTTAAAAATAAGTTTAGTATTATTAAAATACCAAGCATTTCAACTATAACGTTTGGAGACCTTAGATAGTGATAGATACAGTTGGTAATAGACGTAGCCTTTTAACAAGTAATGCCAGAATACAAGCACCTTGAATTAAAGTTACTATTGGTAGCTTTACTTTTGGCGTATTTTCTAAGTCTGATATAAGCAAGCAAACTAAGGCAGGCTTTTATACTGCTTATAAAGTGCAATATCCAAGCTATGTCAAAAGCTTATCTATTACAAAAATAAATGGTCAAGTAAATCAATACACACTACAAATTAGCTATCCAGTTAAAGCTGGCGAAGACCCTAACTTCTTTGAAAAAGTATTTTCATCAGTTAGCGACTCACGTAAAATAGTTTTTAGCTATGGTGATGCATCTATGCCTGACTATGTTTATAAAGATGAAGAAGCTATAATTACTGATATAAAAGAAAGTTTTAGCTTTGGAAATAGTGGAGCCATGAGCTCAGCTATATCCTATACCATCTCAGCAGTATCTTGTGCTAATTTAGGCCAGCAAGGTAGCTTTACTTTTACTCATACAAAAGGTAAACTTGAAAAACCAAGTGATGAAATAAAGCGTGTATTTAAGAACTCACGTTATGGCTTACAAAATTTATTTACAGGTATGTCAAGTGATAAGCTAAGCACACTAATTGCAGGAGATGATAAAGCTGTGCAGTTAGACACTAAGACAAATATATCACCAGTAGATTACATAAACTATTTAGTTAATTGTATGGTGCCGGCAAGCTCTACAGAAGGTAATTCTTACAGAGATGTTTATATTTTAACTATACATGATGAATCAATTTATGATAAGCTATATAGTGATGCTGTTGACTTAAGCGGACCATATTTTAAAGTAGCAAGAATGACTAGCGCTAAAAAGCAGGCTGAAGCTTATGAAATAGATATTGGAACTATGACATCTACTATAGTAACAAATTTTAGTGTAGCTGACAATGAAAACTATTCACTATATTATAACTATCAAAATGAGCTTACGCCTGAAAGCTACGTAAGACGTATAAATAATCAAGGACTATGAGAAGATACATATGCACCAGTTATTTCGTCAAAAAACGAATTACATACTACAAAAATTCAAGATGCTGTTTGGTGGTCTCGTATGACACAATACCCAATTAGTGCTTCAGTTACAATTCAGGGATTATTAAGGCCTGCTACACTTATGACTTATGTTAGATTAAATGTAATATTTCCTGGTGGACAAAAACATATTACGTCTGGTTTATACATTATAACAAGCCAAAAAGATGAAATAAGTGAAAGTGGCTATAGAACTACATTAGGCTTAACTCGTATATCTGATTAAGAGGTTTAAATATGATTACAAAAGGAATAATTACTAGCATAGACTATAATACAAATGTATGTCAAGTTCGCTTACCTGTTTTTGAACCAGCAGGTGCTGTTGATGCAGCAATTAATGAAGCTACATTTTCAATTCTGCCAGGCTTATACAATGGCTATAAAGTGGGTGATAGAGTTTATGTTGACTTTGAAGATAATCAGTTAAATAATCCAGTAGTTATTGGTAAGTTATATATAAGCAGCGAAGAAGAAAGCTCTGACCCACGAGGCATGCTTAACTGTGCTAATATTGCTACACAAGAGCTATCTATGCCAGTTAAAACTAAAATCATATCTGAACCTTCTTTTGCTAATAAGCTAGAAGGTGGCGCTTGTAGCTATGGCACAATAGAAGATATTATAAAAAAGCTACAAGAATATGAATACCGAATAGCACAACTTGAAGAAAAAATAGAGAATTAAATTTATTAAATTTATACAAATAAATTGCTAAATTATATAGTTTAATCAGAAGGAAGTATAGAAGTGCAATCAATAAAGTTTCCAAAAATGTTTAATACAAATAGCACAAGAGTTTGGAAGAGCAACGAATATCTAGCTGCTACTAAACAAAATACTATTTTAACTTTGAGCACAGAGCGCGGTGAGCTTTTCTGTGATCCATACTGGGGCTTATTGTTTAAATATTATTTGTTTAATCAAAACAGCTTGATTCTAAGAGACACTTTAGCTGATATGATCTATACTCAACTTGCTATTTTTGTGCCACAAGTTGTTGTAAAACGCAATGATATAGAAATAGTGCAAGATAAGGAAAAGGGCACTTTATACTGTAATTTTAAAGGAATAAATCAAATAGACTACCAAGTTAATACTTTTAACTTAAAGCTATTTGAACAAAATAATAATGTTAGATAGGGAGTAATGCATGATTACTAATAAAGAAATAGCTGCAGTAAATTTATCACCAACTAAAAAGGATTTCTATCAAATTTGGAATGAACTTTTAGATACTGCTGGTAAAATCTCAAATAGATGGGATCCAACTTCAACAAATGAAGCTGACCCTGGTATTGTATTATTAAAAGTTTTAGCTGCGCTAGGTGATAAGCTTAACTATAATGTTGATAAAAATATACTTGAAGCATTTATGCCTTCTGCAACACAAGAAGAATCAATGAGACGTCTTTGTGATATGCTTGGCTATGCTATGCGTTATTATATTTCAGCTACTACTTTAGTTAATATCTCTTATAATGGAAAACCTACCGAACTTAGCGGAGAGGGTATAACTATTGGTGCTTTTACTAACTTAAAAAATAATGAAGATGATATAAATTATTTTACGCTAGAACCTATTACTTTGACTGACTTAAAAACTAGTGGCACTGTGCCAGTTATGGAAGGTGAACTATGTGAATGTGAGTCAGACGATGATAATATTATTTCAGTTGCGCTATTAGACGATAACTATAGATATTATTTACCAGAAGATAAAATTGCTGAAAATGGTATTTTTATCCAAAATTACAGTGATGGATTTTTAAGTGAACTATGAGATAGAGTTGATAATTTAAATACACAGCCACTTAATAAAAAGATTTTTAAGTTTGGATATAGCTCTTCAAAGCAAATGCCATATGTTCAATTTCCTGAAGACATAAATGATATTATAGAAGATGGACTTTATATTAGATATACCAGAACACATGGTATCAATGGTAATATATCTGCTGGCATCTTAAGTGCTATGGAAAAACCAAGTGATTGGCCAGAAGAAACTAGTACTAATCCAGAAAAATATACAATTTCTAATTATAACATTACCAATATTTCAGCTGCAACAAATGGTGCTAATCCAGAAACTATTGACCAAGCTTATAATAGCTACAAGAGAACAATAGGCACATTTGATACATTAGTTACTTGTAGAGATTACATGAATAAAATATATCAAATGATAACAAGTGATACTGATGCAACACCACTTGTTTCTAATGTTATTGTTTCAGACATAAGAGACGATATAAATAAAGCAGTTACTCTTTGCACATTTAGTGAATATGGTATGTGCTATCAAAATATTTCAAGAGTGGCTAAGGTTAAAGATGCTAACCAAAAAGAAAAATTAGTTAATGCTATAAATAGCTTTGACTTAATATTATATCCTTTTAAGGCTTACTTCAACCTAGGCAAAAAAGATGACTATGTAAATTCTTTTAAATATACTGCAAGTAATAATTATGCAATTAAGGCTAATTTAGAAGACAGCAAAACTATTGCCCATAATATTATAGACCCAGATAGCACTGATATAGCTTGTATTAAAAACTATGTCAAACTTAATGCAAAGATTGTTACAGTAAGAAAAGTAAATAGCATAGAAGAAAAACTTATATTAGCAAATGTTTATAAAGCTTTATATAATGAATTTAATATGAGAATGCTTGAATTTGGTGAACCAATTCCTACAGAAGTTATGTTAAATTGTATTAAAGAAGCAGATAACAGAATTAAAGATGTTTATTGGTCGGCTGATCCTGAGCTTTATACTGCTTTCTGCACAGTAGGTGGCGGGGAATATCTAGGCGATAACACACAGTATGACTCAATTTATAACAAGTTAGCTATCAATAATGTGCTAGCAGGAAGAGTTTCATTATTTGAATATAATGATGATTTTGCTTATAGCTATAACATAAACACTACTGAAACTTATCCAAAAGCAAATGATAGTAGAATAATTAGCAAACTAACTTCTAGCTTTGAATTACCAATTAGTGGAGGAAGCATAGAGCCAGAATATACTTTGCAACAAAATGAGCTTATTCAATTTAGAGCACCTAATTTTAGAACAGGCAGAACTTATTCAGCTTATGTTTTATTCTACTTTGATAATGGCATCTCAGGCCGAGGGCATGATAAAGAACTTATCTGTGCTGCTGGTAGCACTTATAAGTTAAAAAATACTGATGAACTATATATTAAATATACTACTACAACAACAAATCCAGATGGATCTACTACATCTGATACAAAGTGTGAATATTATGATGCTTCTAGCGGCCTTATTATTAAACCAAATTTTGATCTAAAAAATAGAGATGGCAGTACTAATGCACATGGAACTAGCTTTGGTCCATTTGGGCCAAATAAGAAATACATTGAAAAAATGTTTTCGCTAGGTGCTACTGATGCTATTGAAGTTGTTGAAGAGGATAAGGTAGAATTAAATAAAAAATACACATATTTATATTGGCATAGAAATGATGAGGCTCAATCTATTACAAAAGATGGCAATATTTTATTTAACTTTGATGAAGATGATGACCATAGCTATACATTAAAAGATGGAGAATACGTTTGCTATACTGATATTAATAAAACAGACTTAGTAGTATATACTAGTGGAACGCGTGTTTCAATAAATGAAAATTCAACTATAAAATTAAGTAAATCTGTTTCAGATTTAGAAATTAGTGCAGAAGAAATACTAACAAATGGTATAGCTGCATCAATACCTTGGAAACAATATAACTTTACTTTAGAAGATTACTTAACTCTTACTAGTTATCAATATATTACATTAGGAGAAGGCGACACACTAAAAGATATTATTACAGATAAAAAGGTAGAAAAGCTAACAAATACGTGAATACCAATAACTGATGCTGAATATCAATATAGTACAGCTCCTACATCACAAAAATTACCTTATATAGATGTTGATACTGATAGCAAATGAGAAGCACATACTATATTAGCTATAAATATGGGCCCAGATGTTGATCAAGTATTACATTGGCATGATGCTATAAAAATTTATTATACAGATAAAGATAATCCAGGGACTGATGCAGGTTATGATACTATTAACGGCGGCGATTATGCACCTGTGATATTAAATTCAAATTATATCTGTAATACTACAACTGGCAGTGTAGATACTTTAGGCACTGAAATTGTAGGAACTGAAATAGAGTATACTATAACTGATTTTAAGCTTAGAAAGAAAGATACAGACGACAAGGCTATAGCTGATAGCGAAGTAAATAACTATGGTAAGAATTTAACTAAGATTGCACTTGAACAAGGCGAAGAAAAGAAACTTAATATTAGAGGTGTATCTAAAGAAAACTTTGGACTAGTTATGATTTATAACACAGCACCAAGTGATACTGATCCTGAAGCTAATAATTATATTATCTTAGATACTGATAATGCTACTAAATATGATTACACTATGAGTATTTATAACTTAACATCAACTGATGGATGGTGGGATAAATATCATACAGGTGGAGGCAGTATAGCAGAAAGATATTATTTAAAACCAGGTGTAAATATGATTATGTTTACTAAAGACTGCTCAATAACTTTGGTTGGAAATAGTGAATCAGCTAGTCATGCTTTAATATTTGATATGCTACATATTGTTAAGGGCATTAATAGTAAGCTTGATTATAAATCATCAGATACAACTGATGGTGGTTTATCTGATGCATTAAAGCAAATAGCTGAAGTTGATACGAATAATGAATTTTATTACTCAGCTGAGCTAGAAACAGCTAGCTTGATTGATTTAAATGCTAATGATGCTAATGCAAAACTAAGCACACCAACCACTTGGTATGACTATAACAATATAAACAATAAATTTGTTATCTCAGAGTTAGATGCTAATTATCTGGCTAAGGGTATAACATTAGCTTTGTCATCAAAACTATAATTATGATTAAATTAGAAGAACTTACACCAAAAGTATATTATAAGCAATCAAGAGACTTTCAATTTATTGGAAGGCTATATGATCTAGTATTGAACTCTATACAAACAAATACAGAACTAACTAATTATTTGCCTTTAGATAGAAATACAGACCAGCAATTGTTAAACTTAGCTGCTTTTACACTTGGTTTTAAGCTTAAACATAATTATAACATAGCTCAGTTAACAGCTCTTTGTAATGTATTCAGTTATGCACTTAAAAATAAAGGCAATATTAAAAGTATTATAAGCGTATGTGATGCTGTGCTTAATGCAGAAGGAATTAGATCTAGCACAACATATGCACAAAATGGCACAGATTTAATTCTGTATTTACCAAGCACACTTACAGATATAACTTTACTTAGAGACTTACTTGATTATATCTTACCAGCTGGAATGTCTTGCACATTTGTCAAAGAAACTGTTGCTAGTATTAATGCTATTGATACTATCACAGGAACAAATGATAATATTGAAAAGTATATAATTGAAAGTAATGACTATAATAACTATAACAAAATTATGAAGCCAAGTAAAATTGTGCTTGCTAAAAATATAAGTAAGAATAAAGGATATATTGCTAATAGTAATATTTATAAGCCAGAACTAATTAATAATGCAAATGAGGAAAATGATAATGAAGACAACTAATACTATTTTATATAGTGGTTATGTAAGAGTAAGTTTAATAGGACCTAATGGCAAAGTGCTTCTACAAAAAGAATCTCATAATAGTGGTAAATCACCATTATTTGAGTTTTTAGGTTATTGCTTAATAGGAAACTACTATAGCGAACTTAGACCTTGCAGAATAAGACTATTTACTAAGGGTCCTAATGAGCCTGTGGCTACACCAAGTTTTGATACAGATACTTGTGTATCTGAAGCTGTGCTTCATGAGCCTGGAACACCATTAAGTAAGTTTGGCGAAGATGCTTATCAAGCTACATATCACTTTAAAATTCCTTATGCATTTATTAGCTTGGACACAACTGGTTCTAATGCTATTATATATAAGCTAGCATTATATTCTAATAAAAATAGTTCAGAGGGCGATATAGGTCATCCAAGTGCTACATATTTATTTACAAATGATACCGGCACAGACTGGGCTGATGCAAATGAAGCTATTAATTTAGCTGGCTTGCAATCAAATTATTCTATTATAGTTGATTGGACTATGACAATAAAAGACGGAACTAACTAAGGAGAAAATTATGAGTTTTTTTAAGAGTAAAGATGTAAAAGTATTTCCATGTGCTTATAGAGGAACAGATGATACAGGTGCATATTTTAATCCAGAATCTATAATACAGTCTGAGTTTAATTTTGTTAATGCACCAAACAGACATTGGAAGCAAAGCTATGTTATAAGCTATGACAATACTACACATAAGCTTAAATGTGTAATAAATGGATACTACTTTGAAATAGACAATGTAGATGATTATTTAGCTAAATTAACTAGCACTAAATTTGAACTTGCTATTAAAGTTGCTAATGTTGCAATTGGTGGCACTAGTAATCAAACAGAAGTGCTAGCTAATTTAGATACATTAGGTGGAGCTGGCCAAACTTCAGACCAATCATTAGATAACAAAAAGGATGGCACCTATTACTTTACTGGACTTGCTTATGGATTATCTGATACTAGCCGTTATATAGCACTTGATGCTCTTACTAAAGAAACTAATGGCAGTTGACATATAACATATGCAAGTTTACTACCTGAAATAGCTCATGACACTACAGAAAATAGCTCAGTTTTGCCTGGCGCTACAAAGATTACTGGAGAGCTAACTATAAGCAATGGCGGTGCTACTATTACTGGAGCTACAGAAATTAATGGCACACTAACAAGCACCAATACAATTACAGGCAAAAATGGTTTAAGCATCACAAATGGTGCTACAAACCTAAAAGCAACAACTATCACAGGAGCTACCAGTATTACAGGGGCTACAACTATTAAAGGAGCTACAAATATAAACACTGATGAAGATGCTGATACAACTATAGGAAATGCTGATAGCACAACAACTATAAAGGGAAAGCTTAATATACCAGGAGCTATCGATGTCAGCTATAAAGAGGGAGTGCTTACTATAACAAGAGGCTTAGAGTATCCTGCTCAAACAAATTAATTAAAAGGAAATATAACTAATGATTAGCTTTGAGGAAATATATGAAGAACTATCACAGCTTCAAGAACGTATTGTAAAGAAAGGCAGCAAATGACAAGTGCAGTCTGAGAAAGGCAAAAATATGGGCACTTATGATACTAAAGAAGAAGCTGAAAAAAGATTAAAGCAAATTGAATATTTTAAGCACTTAAACGAATCATCAGTCTATGCTTCTTATGAACCTATAAATTTAGAAGCTTTTGAAGATGATATTAATAATGTATTATACATTATTGGTGCGTCTGGTAGTGGAAAGTCTACATTAGCTGATATGTTGGCAGATAAATACAATGCTAAGGTTATAAACTTAGATAATGGTTGGCTTGGCGGAATAGCTGCTACAACTGAAGAAGCACTTGAAATTTCTTGATTTGATAAAGAGTTTTGAAATAAATATCCTAAATATAAAGTTATATTTGACAAAGTGTGTAATTATATAGATTTGCACCCAGAGAGTGCTAATTCAGCTAGAGATGCTATAAAAAATATTGATAGTAATAATGACTATGCTAATGATTATATTGAGTATGCTTTGGAATACACTAAAAATCATAGTCACGAAAAATTCATAATTGAAGGTGTACAATTATTAGATAAGAATGATGCTGGCTACTTATATAGAGCTGCAATGGGACCATCACCTTCTATAATAATTATGAGAACAAAATCAAAAAGAGTTACAAGAAATATTATTAACAGGGCAAAAGAACGTGGGGAAGAAGCGCCTAATAGAAAAGATATACATAAGCAAAACATGATTTGAAAAAAGAAAATAGCTGATTTTGAAGCTAATATCTAACAATTAATAAAATAAAAAAACTTTTTAGGCAGATGAAAAATCTGTCTCTTTTTTATTGTATAATATAGTATGAAGAAAGATTATACAAAAGAATTAGAAACAGCATATGAAGAGCTTTTTGTAAAGCTACTTGGTGCTTTACTTATGAATGACCAAAAAGCTATTGCTCGTTTACAAGTAGAAGCTACTGAATTATACAAGCTAAGAGAGAATTCAAAAGTTAAATATAACTTAGACATTAGTGTGAGGATTAAATAATGCTTGAGTATAAGTTGATTACTGCAGGAGATGCTTCAGACTTAAAGAGGGCTCAAAAAGGTATTTTTCCTAAAGAAGATTTTTCTAAAGCTATACCAATTGACTTAACTGATTTAGACTTTATTGATTATGCTAATTACTACTTAGCCTATGATAATAAAGAGCTTGTTGGGATAACAGGTATATATGTTTATAAAGACTATCCAGATGAAGCTTGGCTTGGTTGGTTTGGAGTTATGCCTGAGAAGCGAAATAAAGGCTATGGGAAGCAAATCTTAACAAATAGTATAAATTACTTTGCACACCAAGGATTTGCTTATATGAGGCTTTATACGAGCTTAAATGATAACTTTGATGCCTGCAAGCTTTATCATAAGATAGGAATGAGGCATGAAGCTTACTGGGCTGAAGCTGATACAGTTGGCTGTGTAGATATTTTTTCTTTAGCACTAAAAAATGTAACAGATTTTAAGCCACTAAATAATAGAATGCTTTATTTAGACAAGATGAATAAAATGATATTAGGAGAATAAGATGAAAGTATTTGCAGGACTTGCTTGTATAGCTATTATAATGCTTATTGGTATTTTGTTTACACAGAGCATTGAACAAAATGATGATGATAGCGAAGATTAATAAATGTATTTAGGAGATATAATATGACATTTGAGGAGCTAGGTTTTAGACAAAAACAATATGAAGACAAAAATTATTTTGAATTCGAAAGTGAATTTAAAGATGACAATGGCAATGATTTTTTACATCACATTATAATTGACGGGACAAAAAATGGTGAAGTTGTTTGTTATGATTCAACTTTAGATGATGGTTTTACTTGCGGCTCTAATTTATCTTTTGGTGAAGCCTTAGCAGTAGCTGACTTTATTAAAAATAATTTTAATTTAATGTTAGGAATAATGCCTGTGAGACCACAAGTTTTTTGGAAAGGATAAGCAGGTTGCTGAAAGGTTAGTATGAGCTCGTAATAAGTCTAATAGCTAGTAAAAGGAATATAATAAGCAATTTGCTTAACAAAAATAGTCTTAATGAAAATTAAGGCTATTTTTTTTGCTAAATTATGTGTTATGATCGGTTTAATGAGTAAAGAATTTGATAGTGTATATGAAGAGCTTAGCTTGCTTAATGAAGCAAAAAATAATGCTGATCCAGTAAAACTTGCTTGATTTAGGTATCTATTTAATCATGAGTCAGAACTTTATGATTTATTGGCTAATAAAATAGACTTTGATACATTTTACAAAAATGCAGTTGCATCAAGTGAATCTATTGCAAACTATAACAAAATTCAATCTATTGTAGATAGATGTAAGCAAAGCTATGAGCTATTAATAACCCAAAAAGCTATACCTGTAAAATCTGCTTGGTATAATCTATCAGAATTTGCAAGTATTTCAAAAGTTAGAAATAACCCTGCATTAACTGAATGATTTGGCATGCGAGGCATATATATAATTAGACAGATAAGCACAGGTAGACTGTATATTGGTAAAGCATTTGGTCTTTTAACAGAAAGAAATTCATTAGTTAGGAGAATGCAAACTCATTATTCTGCTCGTAAAAGCGATTCTACATTTCATAGTCTTATAGCTAAAAATAGAAATGACTTTGAGTGTGCTATTTTAGAAATAGTAAATAATTTAGAAGCAATAAATAGCGCTGAAATAAATGCCATAGAAAAATATAAAACATTTTATAATATTTTTGATTTTAATATGAAACCTGGTGGTGAAGGTGGAAGTGTAATAAGCAAAAATTATCCAGAAGTTATAGCAAAAGTAAAAGAAATGCTGATAAAACGTGGAGATAATGATAGACCAACTGATGAAGAAATTGCAAATGAAATTAAAGATCTTTTTGAGTATGCTACTTATAATAGAAAAAATGTATATGAAATTAAATATTTATATGGTTTAGGTTCAAAAGAGCATAGTTTAAAGAAGTCTAGCAGTAATTGAAAAGTTACACGAAAACCAGTTGAATTGTATAATATTAAAACGGATAAACTTGAGGGATCGTTTGATAGCTTGTCTGATGCAGCAAGATATATAGCAGAACAACCTGGTGTATCTAGTAGCGTTAACACAATAATTGGACACCTAGGAAATATAGCACGAGGTAGACGTGCAAATGGATATTATATAAAAGTAAATGAAGGAGATACCAATGAAAGAATTTAATAGTGTTTATGAAGAATTAACAGCACTAAATGAAAGCCCAATTTCAAATGGTGAGTATACATTAAGACTTGCCTATGAACTTGGCATTACTAATTTAAAGGAACTAGAAGACTTTAAAACTAGATATAAAAAAGAGCATCCAGGTTGTATTGATGACTTAACAACTATGCTTATTAACTATAAGAAAGAATTGGGTCCAAACTTCCAAATTAATAGTATTATGGATGAACCTATTAATGAAGACATTAAACTAAGAAATGTTGTTGAAGAGGGACGTTTATACAAGATACTTTGCAATGATGGCAATGGACAAATACTAAGACCATATAGTGCTTGGATAAAAGACCAAGGACAATGGAGACGTTGTGATAAAGACTTCAAAACAATGGAAGAAACAAAAGCTTACTTAAAGAGTAGAGGCTGGTTAGATGAAGCTTTGACTAAAGATGTTGAAGAAGAAGCAGAAATACCAGAAAGCTTTGATGATAGGATGGATTTCTTAGCAGCTGATGAACAAGAAGCTATTGATGGTTATGATTTAATTATTGCTGCTTTAAGTGATGAAGATGCTAATGTTAAAGAGCAATTAGAAAAGATTAAAACTGAAGAAATTGCTCATAAAGAATTTTTAGAAAAAGTTAAAGAAGATCATAACTTAGTTTATACTGAGCCACTTGAACAAGATGAAGTTAAAGAAAACCTAACTGAAGACTATCAAGATGACCTAACAGATGAGCCTGAGAAAGCTATGTATATAGCTCGCGAAATAACTTATCCATTTGCTTATGATGCTACAAGTGCTGCTGAATTATATGGTTGAGGAGTTGACTTTGGTTTAGAAGAAGATGAATTACTTGCACTTGATTCTTTGATTGCAGATGCTTTAACAGGGGCTAATGAACATGAGGCTGCTTTAGCTTATATGCATGATAAAGGATTGCCAGTAACTATATCTTTTAAGATTAATAATGCTGATAAAAAAGTTGCTGATGAAATGATAGCTAAATGTAAAACAGATGATGAAAAGAAAAAACTTTTATTTACTGCTATCAATTGTTTAGTTTTAGATGGCTACTTAAGATAAAAATGCTAAGTAACAGTAAGTAAAGTAGATGCCTATTGTTGGTTCAAGAATGTATATTAGAAACATATACATAGGGAGAAATAAAATATGAATTTATATGAAGCATTTAATGAATTAAATAAATTATATGAAGAGCTTGATGAAAAATCTATAACAGGTAAATATAAGCTTGGGGATTGGGTACACATCAAAAATTTTAATCTTGGCATAGAAGATGATATAGATAAAGATATATCACATGCTAATGGCGTTATAGTGCAAATTTACCATCGTGAAATCGACCCAGGTATAGATATGATAAGCACTTGAATCGTAGATACAGAATGTAGGGGTTCTAATATGATTTGTGATACTGTGGATGAAAGAAACATAGAACCTATTACAGACAAAACTAAAATAGACCAAATAGTTAATAGCTATCAAGAAAAATACAAAAATAGAAATGTTCAAAGTATTATAAGCAGATATATTGAAGAAGCTAAAAATAGAATAATGGAACAAAATGCTGATTCGCTAGCAGATAAACCAGTAGAAAATGCTAAAAAGTCTGATACTAATAGCAGCCTAGAAAAGCCTGCTAATGATAGCACTGCTGAAGAAACACCTGCAGAAGAGCCTAAGAAAAGTAATAAATACACTAGTGCACAATTAACAAAAGCTAGGCAAAATAATGCTAAGCTATACAAAGCATTAGCTGCAAGAGGATTTGATGTTTCTAAGCTTCGTAATAAAAAGAAAGATAAAAATGGCAAAGAATATTCTGTAGCTTCAGATGAATTAAATAAGTTACGTAAAGAAATATTTGGCGAAGCAGTATATGAAACAGTAAAAGACTATAATGATGTTTATTCTTTATTAGAATACATAAATGAATAATAAAAGACTGAATAAATTTCAGTCTTTTATTTTATATGCTATACCAATCAGCTAAATCACCAAAATATGGGTGTATGGCTTCACTTTGTTTAACACGAACTTCTTCAGGACTATGTTTAAATGTTACTTGATAATCTTCAACATATATCTTGCAAGGTGCAAAACTATAGCTTTCTATTGTGCCATCAAAATATCTAGCAACACTTTTAGAAGTTAAAGCATATAAGTCTGTTTTTCTAGTATATCCTCTTGATGAAATATAATATTGCATATTTGCTATTTTTTCTTCAATACTTTTTACTGTCTCTTGATACTCATTATAGTCTCTAGCTGAAACAGGAACATTAACTATTACTTGCTCTAATAATTTATTTTTTTCATTGTATGAAGAAAGTTTGAAACGATAATCTAATCCATTTTGTAATAAGATTTTTTGTTTTACAATTTCGCCATCAAAGATTTCTTTATGCTTATGAATGGCATCAGCAGATGCAGGGCAAGAAACAGCATTTGCAGCCTCAAGCATCTTAAATGCTTCTAAAATATTTTTTGAGCTATCATTAATTTCTTGTGCTGTCATTAATACTCTAAATCTATCTTGTGAAAAGCTAGCTCTATCTGCCCATGACTTAGCTGTTTTATACATATCATCAAAATACTTATTAGCTTCATCTAATGAAAAACACTCTTTATGGTCATGCACGGTGCAACTAGTATTACTATTGCTAAACTTAAACATACTATTGATGCTTGTTAGCTCTATAATATATAATAAACTTACTGCTTCATCTTTAATCATATTTATCACCTCTCTCTTTATATATTATACAATATACTATGTGGCATGTTAATAGCTTTTTGTAAAGTTTTTGCAAGATCAGCTATTTAGCCAAAAAAGCAGATTAAAAAATGTATAATAATATAGAGCTTATATAGAATAGCCTATATAGCCCCCCCTTATTTTTAGCAGTGATATAGCATAATAAAAGCTATTATACTAGGGGCCCCTATGCTTTAAAACTAAAATATAATGTACATATACACATGCATATAAGGAGCTAATATGAACTATACTAACTTAGAAGAAGTAACTAATAAAGCTTTAGAAACAGGCGAGAAAATAGTATCACTTGAATGTCCTTGCTGCCATAAAACTTATTATGCTTTAGAAAGTGAAGCCGGCTGGTCTAATGCAAATAGAGGTGAAGGTGGCTTTGGAGCTAACCCTGAAATATTTAGCGTAAGACAGCTTGGAAGAAAGTGTCCTCATTGTGGATTTATAACAGAAGTAGGTCCAGGAAAAGCATTTGACCCAAGCTATAATTCAGTTAAGGATGAAATAAAAGCTAAAGAAATGGCAGAGCAAATAAGAGAAGAAACGCTATTACCTTGGTCAGTAATAAATAATGTAAATAGTAGATTATAAAAGTATAAATATAAGTAAGCTGAAAATGCTTACTTTTTTCTTGCATAAATATGCTAAATTATATGATTACTTTTTAGGAGATTTAAAGAGATGCCAGATATTAATTTCAATGATACATATGATGAGCTTTCTAACTTAGCAGTTGATCCAGCTGAAATGAAAAAGGATGATATTGATATAGGAAAAGCTAAAAAGTTTTTTGACTTAATAAAAGAGACAATAACAGAAAAATATGGTGATATTATTTGCTCGCCAAGACAAGCAAAAGCATTAGGATTAATAGATTATACGTATCATGATTGGCCTATTTTTTTAGATGATAATGATAGCATACCAGATATTATGAAAATAGTTGAAGAAACTTTACAAGGACTAGCTTATTCTAAAGATATAGCATATAAGTTGGCATTGTATTATCATCCTAGTAAAAAAGCTTATTCATTAAAATTATTTGTAGATGAAAATGGTAAAATTTATAGACAAATGTCTGACTGAATGTGTCCAGCTGATATTATAGAAGATAATGAAAGAGAGATAAAGAAGAATGAAAAAGAGCTTAGTGAATTTGAAGCTAAAAAGGCAAGAGAGAAAAAAGCTATAGAAGATATAATAGAAAAAGATAAGAAAGAAATACAATTCATTAAAGATCATACACAAGAAGATGCCCTAACAAATAAACCTAATCTAAAGTATAAAGCTATAACAAGATGGGTATAACCATTAGCAAAGCTTACTAATAAGGCAGACTAAATAAGGTCTGTCTTTTTTAATGCTCTATTTATAAGAACTAAACAAACGTTTACTTTTGTATCTAGCGGTGTAAAGTGGTAGAAAATGGAGCAAAGTGGTAAAAAGTGGAAATTTTTAGAAAAAATATTGCTAAAATAAATGAAGCGTGTAAAATAAAGCTCTTGGTGTAATCTGTTTCGTTTGGAGCTTGTTGAAGCTTAGGTTTATATATAGTGAGATTGCTTGTGAGAGTTTCTACTAGTTAAGTGAGTTTTAAAAGTGCTTGAAGTCAAGTGGCGGTCAGTTAAACCGTATGAACAGTTAGTAAAGCAATAAGATGTGGGAGACCAGTGTAAGTGAGAGCATTTTAGAGTTATTAGTTTAAAAAAGAAAAGTTTAAATTATACACCTTGAGATTATAAACGCTTCTATATATAAGTATAGGCTTGCTGAATAAGGTAAGCCTATATTCATTAAAAAGCTAAAATATGAAGGAGAAAGAAAAGCTAATATGTCAATATTTAACAGTGCAGATAATAAGCTTAATACAATTTTGTATGAAGGTAAAGATGTTAATATATTAGAGCTAGACGAAAGCTTAATTGAAGGCGGTCCTACTGCTATTTGAAGAAAGCCACTAGATGTTAAGCTTTTATGCAGCTATAAATGAGAGAATGGTGATAGTTATGCTTATACTATTTTTAATGAGTTGACAGGGTATGATGAGTGAAAGCCTAAAGCAAGCGAGCTGCTTACATTGCCTTATGGAACAAAGCTTTGGGTAACTAAAGAACAAATACTAACACCTGATGCCGATGCACAAACTGCTGAAGTAAAGCCTTATTATGGTAATGTCAATGACCTTGAAAAAAATGAATCATTAATACTTCACGTAGATTATAGTGAAATAGCTGAAGACTGCAAGATTAATGGTAATCCACCACTTAGCTTTTTTAGTAAGGATTATAAAGCCGATATTACTGGCGCTTCTGAATGCCTAGAAGACTTAGAAGACGCTAAGATAGATGGAAATGATAAGCTAGGATATATAGCTAGTATAATGATAGGCGAGACTAACCTGTCTTACTATGATGGGTCAGCAGCTGATAAATATTATACGATAGAAAAATCTGTTGATATTAATATCACTTATAAAGTTAGATACAGAGAATATAGAGTAGCAGTAATCAATGAAGATAGTCAAGAAATATGCAGTGATAACTTTTTTGAGCTTTATGCTGGACAAGATGCAAAGCTTACGCTAAGAAACCCATTACAAAAGCAAGACTTAATAGCTACAGGCAATAATAGTCTTATTGGTGAGTATAGAATACCGGAAGGCTCACATACTACTAAAACAAAAACTAGCTTAAGTGGCACATTTACAAACAATGTAAAAACACTTACTAAAAGTGATGCAGATTTTGGCTATTATGTAATTAAGAATACATTTAATGACACTTCTGAAAATCCAATTTATATAAGCAGCAGCCAGATTATAACATATGATGATACTTTGGATAAATTCTATATTAAGTGTGGTGCATCTAACCTAGATCGTTTATATGACATAGAACTTTTTGGATGTACTGGTTTTACTGACTATGATGGTGTCACAGTTGGTGGCGGAGATCAAAATGCTATTGTTTATAATATACCTGCAAAAGCCACATGTTCTATTAGCAAAAATAACACTACAGCACAATTTGAAACTTGAAAGTTTAATGTAAGCTGGGGAAATGATTTGTCTGATAACAAATTTATGAATATAATTAGAGCAGCTCAACCAAACGCCTCTACATTTAGCTTTAATAAGTCTTACACAAATCCAAGTGAATTTAAAAATGTTGTTTCTTCACCAGATACACTTAATCCAGTAAGTAATATTGGAACTATAAAGAGTGAAAAATATGAGCTTAAATTTATAGCTGGCTGTGATGTAGCATCAGACTGAAAATTTGCACTTAGCAATGATACTAACTATGAGTACCGTGTATCAAGCACACAAACAGTTGAGTACTTCACTGGTACTAATGGAGATCATCCTGGTGGTTACATTGGTATGAAAGTTCCAGGACTTACTACAGATGGTTTTGTACCTAAATATAGCTATGCGGCACTTACTGATAATTTTCCTTCGGTGCCTGCAACTTATACTGGCTATTTATATCTTAACTCTAGAAACTCTAGTGGAACTTACCAAAATCCAGCTGCTGAGCTAACAGGAGATGGCACAGTATATGGTAAAGTATATATAAATCGAATAGCTTTAACATTTGAAGAAAACAGATTATGGCTAGATTATACTGTGGTTAATCGAAAAAATGCTAATTTAAAATTGAGGCCAAAGCTTATTAAGAACACTTATATTTATATTAGTAAGTTTTAGTTAACAAACAACAATACAAAAAGGATCCTATTAATTTAGGGTCCTTATTTTTTTGCTCTAATAAAGCACATAGGGCCCCTAGCAGCACTTAGCTGATTACTGAACCTTGCTGCCGCCGATAGACGCTTTGGCCAGCAGTTCCGTGCGCGTGCACGTTAGCCCTGCCCTAAAGCTATAGGGTCTAGCCGTCGTCAAAGCCGCCAGCACCAGCCATGCCCTCATAGCACCAGGCGATTCCGCCAAAGCAGTAGGGCAAAGCTCCGGGGCAGAAGCTAAGGGAAAGCTTAAGACCAAAGCTAAGAGGTAAGCTATATATATACGCGTATAGGCAGAAGCTATTATATACTGCAACCTAATGCACACGCAGCTACTTACTAACTATATATAAGATGTAATTGAAATATTTTTAGAAAATATTTTTTTATTCTTATGCTCCGCGAATAAAAAGAAAAGAGCTCTAAGTATTTTTCTAGCTAGGAGGTATTGCTAGTTTACTTAAAGCTCTATATATGAGAATTAATTTTTTGTTATTATTGTTATTATTGTTATTATTTTTAATTTGCTGAAGAGGACTTGGCTTGGAAAATATTAAATAATAAAAGGAGGTGAAAAAAAC